TGTTCAGCGATGTACGCGAACATCTCCAGCATAGCAATGTACTCAGAAGATTCAATGTAGTCGTTGAATACTTCTGGGTAATATGTGCGGGTGTAGTCAATGAGCGACTGCTTGATGCTGTCGAAATCGTATGAGACAAAGCTGACTTCGGTGAAGGCCTGGTAGATCTTTTCCCATGCCTCTGCGGAGTACGTTGTTCTAAGCGCCATGTATTGGTGTCCTGTTGCGTATCGTCTTATTTATGTTGAAAGTCAAACGACCGGAATCACGTTGTAGAAGGAAACTCCAATCGGAGAGTATCTACTACACCAAGCTCAATGTACTTTAGATCGAGTAGCGCGACGATCGCGTTGTTATTTGGCATTGGAAGCACCGCGATGCCCATCAACTCAACGCGTACGTCATAGTCCACGACTGCACGGAGGTCCTCTTCAATTGCTGAACACGTCACCTCGTCAAGTGGCTCAAAGGCCATGAGCGGAATTCTCGTGCCAAATCCAGGCATCATAATGCGCTCGCCTTTGAGAGTATAGATGTGATTGAGAAGGTCGCGGTTGATCAACTCCTTGTCAGTCAGCCGGAAATTTTTCTTACCATTGAAGGTAGTAAAGCCGATGTAATTTGCCATCAAGGTTTCCAATTTGGCCCACGCGTTCCTGTTGTAGCAGGGCGTTCCCAAGGTTCATGGTTTGGTGTAATTGACGGGGTGTGTGCACAAGGCGCAGAGGCTGCTTTTGGTCCATTCAAGTGAATCTGACTTCCAGTTTGAATCAAGTTTCCTGCAGCCAAGATATTGAACACATCGCCGCTTTCAATATTTACGGTGGCACCAGAAAGCGAGAGGTCATCACAAGCGGAGATACGTGCATGCCCACCTGCTCCAATATTGACATCACCTGTGGCGATCATGTTGATGTCGCCTGCAGCTGAGACATTGAAGTCAGCTCCAGCCGAAACAGATACGCTCGCGGCACCATACATGTGAACGTGACCATCAGAGTCCATCTCAAACCACGTGTTGCCCTTTGCGGTGGAGATATAGATGCGCTCATTCGCGTCATCGAAGATGACTTGATGTCCATCAGCTGACTTGATCCTGACCCGTGCATTTGACGGGTTGTCTTGAAAAAGAATGGCGTGACGTCCTGGGGTGGTGAGGCAGTACGTCTGCGGTTCAAGCGTGTTGTTCAGCACGCTCTTTTGATAGCCCTCGGTTCCATCCTTGGTGTCTTTGTCCTGGGCAACTTGGCGCTCATATGCACCGCGGGTCTTAGCTTGAGGCGCATCAAGCTGTCCATCAAACTGGTCATTGAGATTGTTTGTTTGCGGTTCAATTGGATCAAACGTGTCTGAAACTGGAGCAGGCCCATAGTCAGGGCGATTACGTCCAACTGGCAGAGAGCGATTTCCATGGTCTCCGAAGACTGATCCAAGGTAGTAACGGCGGTTCACGTCATCGTACAGCATTGCAACGATGACAACTGATCCAATCTTTGGAATCGCCCAGAAGCCGTACGACACGAAGCCACCTGTGACAGCTCCACGGCTTCCTGCCGGAAAGTCACTTGTTTGACCAGCCAATGGAGAAACGTAGGAGGCCCATGGAATCACGTCATCGGTGTAGGTATCACCATCAATTGCTGGGCACCACACCTTTACACGACCCATCTGCTGTGGGTCGTTGTTGTCAATGACGACTCCTTCGATGATTGAGTAGTTCATGCCTTTTTCGGCTCCTTAGTGAGCTGCTTCGCGTTAGGAGTTCCAGCACTGTACAAGTGAAGTTCTTGAGTGAACTTGTGTCCCTCGATGATGTTCATGACACGAGCCACCAAGAAAAAGTTATTTTGAAACAGAAGCTCAGCAAACTCCCCACCAATCTTTTGTGATCCAGTTCTAAAATCAATTTTAGGTCCATTCACATTGACCTTGATGTAAACTGGCATCACTGAAAAGTGGTCATTCCCAAGAGTATTTGCAACTTTGAATTTTGCTCCTTCCTTAACAATCTCCTGCACAACAACGCCATCGGTATTGGTGTGTACGTTGTTTTGAAGAATGCTTTTCTCAAAGTTGTCTCGGTACGTGCTCTTGACGCTCGTGTCAATTCTTGATTGAGCTTGACCAGCAGTTGGAGCTAAAGTAATCGCGGTGACATGCTGCTGAAAACTTCTTGAGCAGAACTTTGCCATGATGTCAGGATTCCCGCGAATGGTCATCTGCGCTTCAAATGCCTGCTGTGTATAGAACCGAGAAAGGTTCTGCATGTACTTTTGAGAAACCGATACATCGCGTTTCTCACGTTCCGTTGAGGTCAAGCTGGTGTACTTCTTAAAATTTGAAAGCTCATCAGCGGTATTTTTAGGAATAAGAACAGGATCAAATGGACGAAGCTTCACAAGCTCTGCCTTATCATTTGACTGCTGCCCTCCACCTTTCTTTTCAGCTTCCTTCTCATTCATGTTGTCAATGACCCCTGGGCCAATATCAAGGTCAGAGCGAAGCAGAAACGTGATGTCTTGAAACTTTACATCGAAGTTGAGGATGTCCTTGTTATTTCCTGTAAACACGTAATCGAACTCGGCGTAGTTTTTTGGAACAACCGAGCCATCTTCAAGCTTTCTGAAGTTCTTGCTGTAGTTACTTGAAGTTGCCGCCTGCTTTTGCTGAGGCGTGATGTTAGGCACCTCAAATGGAACAACATCTACATGAATCGTCATGTACTGATCGTTGCTGGTAATTCCAACAAAGTGCTTGTAAAAAGTTACAGATTTATCCGTCTTTACGCCTGCTCCTAGTTCAGCGATGTCCTTTACTTGACCAAAAATAATATCAAGAACTTCCGTAATTCTAATTCCCGCAGGAACAGAAACGTGGGTATCAAGTGGCTGTCCAGGTTTTGCTTCAGCTTTTTTCTTTTTAGCTGCATCCTCAGCAGCTTTTTCTGCAGCTTTCTGTTTCTTGAAAATTGTTTCCGTAGCTGCTGCCGTCGCCGCACCATCAAATCGAAATGATTCCCATTCCTTTGGAATGGTGATCATGTACGTTACTAGACGCCCATAGGTTTCACCGGTTTTTGATATATTTGCATTTTTCATGGCAGTCTGCACTTCAGTGAAGTACGCTGCTGACATGGTATTCAACTGTGATTCAAAACTATTGATGATGTCTCCAAGAGTATTTGTACCTTTGCCAGTAAAATATCGAGTTGCAGTTCCAATGTTCAACCAGCGGGCATTTCTTCTTGTATCAAAGTTCGTGCCTGGTTGCATCTTCATGACGTACGTGCCTTTACCCAGCTCTAAGCTCAATTCGATTGAGTTGAAGATAAGAGGCAGAGTAACAGATTGGACTGTTTCAACGCTTCCATCTGGAAGCTCACCAATAAAAATAACGCGGTGTGTGAAGACAATTCCATCAAAATTGGTCTTCATTTGATCATCAACCAACCACTGAATAAAGTTCACAAAAGAAATTCCGCTGTGATCTGTTAACGTCATTTCTACGTTAGTTGGCATGTTCGTGTGATCATCAACATTGTTGATAAAGGTCTCGTATTTCATGTTTTCGATGCTGAACTGCGAGAACTTTCTGGTATCGACAACTAGAAATGAGTTATCATTTACACCTTTGATTGGATCACCAAGTTGGCTGACTTCATTAACAGCTGAAAGTGTTTTTGTATTCTGAGCCTCATCAAGAAAAGGACGCGCGTCCTCAGTGGAACGCGATGCCACGATTACGTGGTGAATCGAGTAGGTCTGGAATTTATCTAGAGGATTGTATAGGGTTGCCATGAAGGATTACACAATTGGAAGGATTGAGATTGGAACCTCTCGGGTCGAAGGCACACCGCCTATACGCCCATCAAGAAGTGCATCTACCTTCTCTGCTGTTGGGATGGTGATCGTCGCACCTTCAACGATCTCTGTGTATGGATCTAAAATGCTGTTGTACTGAGCGATAACCCACCATAGACGAGGTTCACCTAGAAACAACGCTGCAATGAGGTCAAGTCGTCCTTCAAATCTTCTCTCTACTGTGTAGAGCACGTCACCATTGCCAGACGTGAACGTGCTGCGTTCCCACCATTCAAGGCGGTTGTCACTAACTTCTGTAACGCCCCCACTTACGTATCGAGATTTACGTCTAAGGACGCTGTTCTTTTCTTCACTCACTGCTGTTTCCTTTGTCAGTAGAAGCCACTGTCTGATCGTCAAAGCTATTGAACGCGGCCTTCATGTTACCAGCTCGATAGTCCTCAAGACTAAAGTTGTTGAACTGATCAATCGAGTAACTTTCAACAAGCGTAATTGGCAGATTCAAAATAGCTGGAAATGGAATAAAGTTTCCATCTGTCTCTGAAGGAATCGTTGTTGCAATGTAGTCAACATCTCGTGGCCATGTCCACGTCAAGGACGTGATAACGACAGGCACTGGACCAATCAAATCACGAAGGCCAGTCAACGTTAGCACAGGCGGTGGTGCACCAAGCTTTTGACGATACGCGACTCCTGTCTTTTGACCAAAGTACGGCTGCATCCACCCACGAAGTCTCATGAGAGCTCTGTAGTTCTTCGTGGCCTCAGCGCTGTTACGTGAAATAAGAATGGCATTCAGCGTCCACTGCGTGCTAGAGCTTCCTTTATACTTTTGGAATGCACCAGGAAACTGCGTAGGTGCAATTGGCTCGTACTCAGATTGATGGGTTTCCTGAATCTCAGGTAGAACCTCGAAGGCGACAAAGCTGGTCCTGTCGCCTACTTCCCTCAGAATGACTCGGTGCTTATTACCTAGCTTACCTGTTACCACGACCGTGCGCATATCAGAGGCAGACGTGGTTGGCTCAGGATCAGGCGTTGTGGCAATGTAATCTAATGGTGGAATTGCAGTTGCTGTTGGCAGCCGTAGGTCAGCCGCAGTCAATTTTTCAAATGGAATTGAAGAGCCGAAAATGCTCTTCGTGGCCTGAGCTGCTTCAGAAATCTTTTCAGCAGATGCTTTTTCCCAAGTTTCACTTGAAGCACCGCCTCCGTCATATGTACCACCGCCTCCTGTTACTGGCATCATTCCTCCTTAGGCTCACCAAGCGAAGCCTTGACCTTATCAAACATGATCTTAGCGAGCTTTGGTTTATTTTCAAGTCCAACTATAGCCGCGAACTCTTCCTCATATCCAAGTTCTGCAGCACGCCGCGCCATTGATCCGGAAACCTCAGAGACGTCTAGGTCGGTGCCGCCTTTTAGGGCCTCTAGGGCCTTGGCCATTGCGCCTTTCTTTTCCTCAGACTTTCCGTCTTGGCCTTGTCGTTCAAGACCTGGGATCGCAACGTGTTTGATTGGTTTTCCGTCATTGTCCTTGAAGTACTTGTTTAGCAGGTCAAGGTACTTGTCAATTCGATCAGATCCAGCTGCGATCGCAATCGGTTCAAAACCAGCTTTTCTCACCTCCTCAAAGGCGGCAAATGCAGAAGGCGCCTTGATAAAGATCACCCCGTTAGCCTTCCCTGAACTGCTCATGAACTTGATGCGTTCCTCCCCTGTAAGAGGATTTTTTGATTTATCTTGACTGGTCTTTTCTCCTTCAACGACCACGACAATGGGTGTGGCCGAGAGCTTCAAATCTGGGTTCTTCCGGATAAAGCTCTTCATGACGTCGATGACCTTGTAGTGGCCTGCCGTAGGAGGGTTCATGCGGCCTACCATTACAGCTGCTCGGGTCTTTTGTGCTCCAACAGTCTCTTCAGTCAGTTTCATTGGAATCCTTTTTCCTGATGTGATATTTATGGGCTGTGCTACTTCGCTCGATTCACACTTTCAAACCGGCAATGTTATGCCCAGATGATATAATAACATTACGTCGTTACCAATAACCCGAAAGAGGGGAACGCATGACGACGAAGCAACCTGTAATCAAAAAAGCTAAAACTATTTCAACTAGAGGACATTATGTCACAAACGCACAACTTCTTGAAGCCATTGCGGCGGATAAGGCGAACAACAAAACGTTGAGTCCAAGGCTCGCTAAATACCTCTACATGATAGCTGAGCGGTACTCCTACAGCTCATCATTTGGTGGTTACTCCTTCCGTGAGGACATGGTGTCGTTCGCAGTTGTCAACCTCTGCGCAAACTGGCACAAGTTCGATCCAGACAAGTCCGACAACCCGTTTGCTTTTTACACGACCGCAGCTTATCGCTCCTTCCTCCAGTACCTAGCTGACGAGAAGAAGCAACGTGATATTCGAGATCAGATGTTGGTAGAAGCAGGTGCCAACCCGTCCTTCTCTTATCAAGATCGCGCAAAGTCCTCGCAAACTTCTGACGACACGGCTTTCCGCACCCCTTCAAAGGAAGAGTAATCGAAAATGTTCATTTACATTCTACGAAATCGTGTGAATGGAAAATGTTATGTTGGGCAGGATTCTGGTTCTGTGGAAAAGTTGTATCGCGTGAATTGTCACTTTAGGGATGCAGAAAATCGGAAACAACTATCATATGAAAGCAAAATTGCTCCTGCCATTATAAAACATGGCAGGAACAATTTTGATGTTCTGATACCGGTTACAGACTTGAAAACTCAAGAAGACTTAGATCAGGCTGAAATTTCATACATCTCGCAGTACGATTCGATAAGAAATGGGTATAACATTCTTCCTGGTGGCCGTGGCCTTCCACCCAATCGTCTCGTAACCGATCCTCAACTTCTAGAGCGATTGACTGCAGCTCGTTCTAATGGTGCTAAAACTCAAAATGAAAAGAGGTGGTCAACCGCGTCTGATGAACAGATGGAAAATGGAAAGCCAATGTTCAAGCTTCATGGGATCGCCTATCTTCTGATGAACGCGCTGTCCGCTCAAATCAAATGAAAGAAGGTAGGCCATTCAGATTTGTGTTAGTGAAAAACCATGAGGATGTTATAATTGAGACTAACCTTCGTGCATTGCTCAGTCAACTCGATAGTGTTCCCGTTGCGAAGAAAGAAATTGAAAGGATAGTCAGGCATGAAAATAAGTTCAGTTGCAACGAGTTCACCATTGAAAAAAGAAGTGTTCAGCAAGATCACTAAGCTGATGATGTGGACGGATATCCATTTTGGAGCTAGAAATAATAGTGATCAGCATAATCTTGATTGTTTGGAGTTCATTGATTGGTTCATTTTGAAGGTAAAGGAGGAAAAACCGTCGCACATCGCGTTCCTTGGAGATTTCTTTGAGAACCGCAACGCAATCAATGTTCGAACAATGGATCGCGCTGCTGTTGCTTGTAGGAAATTGAATGACCTTGGGATTCCTATTATCTGGCTCGTAGGTAATCATGATCTCTACCATCGTCAAGACCGTACCATTTTTTCTACTGACATTTTCCGTGATCTGGAAAATTTTCTACTTGTTAGTGAACCTCTTGAGTTGAACAAAGATTGGTTCGTTGCTCCATACATCTTTCGCACTGAGTACCCAAACCTAGTAGCAGATATCAACGCACATAGATATGTCCTCGGTCACTTCGAGTTTCGCAACTTCGTGGTAACCGGGGAGAGTCGAGTCATGGATCATGGGCCAGATGCAGATGATTTTGCAGGACCTGAGTACATTTTCTCTGGCCACTTTCACAAGCGTCAGACAAACAAGAACATCATCTACATTGGAAACACATTTCCGACAAACTACGGAGATGCTGGTGATAATGCTCGTGGGTGCTGTATCTTTGACGTGGAGAATAATGATGTGTACTTCCATGACTGGGAGGGCGCACCACTGTTCTTCAAGACACGTTTGTCTCGTGTGATTGGAGGAGAAGCAAATTTTCCAGCAAAGGCGCGTGTTCGCTGCGTCCTTGACATGGATATTGGTTATTCGGAAGTGCAACAACTTCGAGAAGAGATGATCAAGGAGCTTGGTCTCCGAGAGTTCTCAGTCGAGGAGGACCTGGCAGCAAGAAAGGAAATGATCAGCGAGGGGCTTGAGATTGAGGGTGACCTTGACCTTTCATCTCTTGATAATACAGTTAGACAGTTGATTACTGAGGGTGTTAGTCCATCACCTACAATCGACCCACAAGTGTTGATTAAGCTTTATGAGGAGTTATAATGAAGTTTACGTTCTACATGAAAGACTGCTGGGGTGACGACTTCCTCTACACCGTAGTTGCAAAGACGCTTGAAGAAGCAAAGAACCTCGCGAACTATCTTTGTGATGACGCAACGGTTGATCACCTTACCAAACAGGAGAAACTATGAGTACACCTCTCCTCTTTAAGACCATCTCGATCCGTAACTTTATGTCCTTTGGCAACGTAGAAAGCGTTGTTGACTTGGACGGACAAGGAACGGTAACTGTTACCGGGGAGAACCATGACCAAGGTGGTTCGAACGGTGCAGGCAAGACAACGATCATCAACGCGCTGTGCTACGCCCTCTACAACAAGCCGTTCGATAACATCTCGCTTCAACGCCTGATCAACTCGACCAATGCCACCAAGAACACCCAAATGGAGGTTCGGTTGGTGTTCGAGAAGGACGGCATTGAGTATGAAATCTACCGCGCTCGTGGCGAGGAATATCGGATCGAGGTTCGAAAAGATGGAGAGGACATCACGCCTGGCAAGGGAGTGTACGAGACCGATGACATGATTCTAGAGATCATCGGCATCTCGTATGAGTTGTTCACGAAGACCATCATCTTCTCAGGCAACTCACCAGCATTCCTTCAGCTCCCGATCCATAATCAACGCATGCAGATCGAGGAGTTGTTCAACATCACGATCCTTTCTGAGAAGGCAAAGCTCCTCAAAGAAAAAATCAAGATAACTGAAGGTGATATCAAGGTCGCTGAGGCAGTCGTGAAGCAGCAAGAGGTGGCCATTGAACTGCACAAGAAGCACTTGAGAGAAGCGAAGCAGCGCATCGATAAGTGGGAACAGAACCGCGTTGAAGAGATTGCTGACATCACCGCGACCCTCAAGAAGATTGAGGACGTTGATTTTGAAGGTGAACAAGCGCTTCATGACGAGAAGGCTCAGCTGACTCAACGTGGTGCGTACCTCGCTGCCAAGCTTCTGCCTGCCAGAAAGGACCGTAATGCGTTGATTGCAGACGTAGAACGCCTCATGAAGGAGCAGGCCCATCTTGAGGAAGCCAAGTGCCCATATTGCACGCAGCCATTTATGGACGCTCCTGCTAAACTTGTTGGAATCATGGCAGCTATCGAGGAGAAGGGCGCAAAGCTAATTGAAATTGAGGACCTTGTTACTGAGCTTGAGACAGAAGAGGATTCCCGAAAGAAACGTCTTGGTGAAGTGAATAAATTGATCAAGCATACAGACCTTAACGAACTGATCGACGCAAGAACGAACTCTACGGTTCTTCGTAAGAAAGTAGAAGAGCTGACCGCTGCTACAAATCCACATACTGAGGCCTATGACAAGCTGGTCACCGAGGGTTGCGAAGGAGTTGACACTAGCAAGGTAGATAAGCTGCGTCGTCGTTCAGATCACCAGCACTTCTTGCTAAAGCTCCTCACGGATAAGAATTCGTTCCTCCGTCGTCGCATCATCAACAAGACGATTCCATTTTTGAACGGTCGACTAAACTTCTACACAAATGCCCTTGGTCTGCCACACGTCGTCAAGTTTGACGCTGACATGTCCTGTACCGTGGCTGAGTTTGGACGAGAGCTAGACTTCGGCAACCTCTCTGCTGGTGAGAAGAAGCGCGTCAACACCGCGATGGCGTTGGCCTTTCGAGACGTGCTGCACCATCTCCATGCCAAGACGAACCTCCTCATGATCGACGAACTCGATGGTGCGCTTGATATTCAAGGTATCGAATCGATCATTAAGATTCTGAAAGAGAAGTCACGTGATGAGGAGATGTCTGTGTTCATCATTTCGCACCACCCATCAATTCAAGGTCGCTTGGACAAGGACATTCGCATCGTAAAAGAGAATGGATTCTCATCTGTGGTAACCGAGTAAATAGAACATTTACCGGAGACCCACATGAAACTAATTCAAGAACTTATGAGCCTGAACGAAGGAGCTGAGAAAGCTGCTGCAAAACTCGGAAAATCTACGGGTGCAAAAGGACATGCTCCTTTGTCTAAAGCTGCTCTCATGAAATCATATGGCTCAGAGGATGCTGTCAAGGCTTATATGGACGCTTACAAAGAAGCCAAAGCAGAATATGACCGTAAAGAAGAAGGCGATGCATGGCGTGAGAAGGACGCTGCACGTCGTCAAGGTAGGAACTACCACGAATGAAGCTATCAGAAATCAAACTCTTCGAAGAGCCTATCGAAACGCGTTCAGCTGAAGAGCTATGGCAGGAAAACGAGGGTAACTCTGCTCAGTACATCACCACGACGGTTTATTATGTTCGACCAATCGCTGACAAGAAGAATATGTTCGAGGTGTTGTACGATGAGCAGGGCAAACGCAAGACTTATGGCACGATGAGCAAGGAGGATCTAGATGCTTCCTTTGCGCTCATGCGTCCAAATCAACAACCTGATGCTGAAGGCTTCTTGACATATCGTTCTGCAGACGTCTATGACGCCTTCAAGTACACTGGCGATCCAGTGAAGGTCACGCTTGGTGCATCGAAGGATGATGAATCTCCAGGTGGGATGACGGTGAAGCTGAATAAGGGCGACTACATGCTTCGCCAAGACAACGGTGATGAGTTCACCTACACAGTAGAAAGAGCAAACTACTTCGGCAACCAATACGTGAGGAAAACATGAAGCTAAAAGAACTCCTGAATCTAAATGAATTTGCATCCTCAGGGGGAGGCGATGGTGAATTTGATAAGCATAAGGTTCACGATGTGCTTGCTGGAATTATTCTTGATACTGTGTCTCTTTCTCCAAAAGAAAAGACACAGTTCAAAGAAGCTCTTGAGATATCGGATGTTGATTTTAGTTCAAGCATTATCTCAAAAATGAAAGAGGTCATTGATTGGTATAATGATTCTCCAGATGATATTGAACTGAGCGATGGATGGTATGAGGATAGTGAGCGCCCTGGATTTGGGGAAAATGATCTTCGTTTAGATAATGAAATATATCAAGCACTGCAAGTGATGTATGATACAGCACATGATAATATTTCTCATAAAGTTCCTAATTTTCCATACGAAAAAGACATCCTTCATAAGTTTCCTGCTATGAAGGATATCATGAAGAAATTTTATGCAGAATTCCCGGTTTTTGCAGCCGCAGTGAAGCGCGGAGAATCAAACTACGATAAAGTTAAACATAAGTACGTGAGGAAAACATGAAATTAAAAGATCTCGTTGGGGGTCTCGGTAGCAAGGCTCACGCTGAACTGATAGCAAGAAACCAGGAAATGCCAGGAAAAGTCAAGCTTATTACTGTCAGGAAACTTTTTGATGCCGTAAGGAAAAGTACTCTGCCACAACGGGATATTGATGCAATCATTGACGCTGTGGGTAAAGACGCGCCTTCGGGAGAACGCTTAAACGCCCATGCGTTGTCTCAAATTTGCATTGTTGCAGATGTCGATGAAGGCGAGATATTCGACCTCGTAGGCATGGAATATTAAACCTGGCAACGGTAAATAGAGGATACTCACAAAGGAGATCCTCATGTCAGATGCAGAAAAGACCGTCATCAAGTCCAAACGTCGTATGAAACCTGGGGGCGGCAAGGCGAAAGGGTCAGGCTTTGAAAGCCTGATCGCCAAGAAACTTTCTGCTGCCCTTCCAATTAACTTCATTCGCTCACCAGGTTCTGGTGCCCGTGTTGGTGGCAAGAACTTTGTCACCATCGGGTCCATGATGGGCGAGGAAGCCCTCAAGTTGTTCAACGCTGACGTCGTTCCTGTGAACGAAGCAGCTGTTGGACTTCGCTTCAACTTCTCGATCGAGTGCAAGTCATATGCGACACCAGATAACTTCACATCTCTGGTTTCAGGCTCTGCAAACGTATTCAAGTGGTTTGAAGAATCCGTCGTCGATTCAGCAAAGATCGGTCGCGAGCCCATTCTAGTGTTTAAATGGAACCACACTCCCATCTTTGTTGCCGTTCTGGCCCGTACATTTGAAGGAATGGTAACCCCTGCCCTCACCCTTCATAAGCCTGGCTGGCGAGACATCGACATTTACGAGTTCGATGAACTCATTAAATTCCCAGACTTCTGGGTACAACACGCTTAGAAAGTATACATGATGACAGATAGTAACCTCCCTCGTTGGAGCGTGCGGCTTGACGCCTATCGCACGGCGAACCAGGACTTTCATGATCTTGACGTAATGGTCAATCACCACTTCAGGGTCCATCAGTCCATTGATCAATTCCTTGGCCCATATAATGCCAGACAAAGAAATTCAGGAGCCCCATATCGAGCACCAGATCGTGAAACACTGAAGCAAGTAATCAAACAAGGTGGAATGAACGACTTCACCTACTCCTCAATGCTCCATGGAGTGATTAGATTTTGCGAAGCTCATAAAGGCACGCGCTCTCTCCCATCCCCACACCCTTCTACGATTCATTCCATTCAACTTCCACAGCCCGCTTTTGAGCTTAAGTCACGAGGCAGCGACACAGAGGTTCACATCGTTGGGCTTGAGCATCCAATTCTAGTAAAAGGGCTACGAGACCCAGATGAAGTCAAGTTCATCATCGTTCGACCGAAGTTAAGTAAGTTAGGAACTGCATCATCGAAGAACTGGGAAGTTCTTTTCTATCGAGTCAACCATGGTTTCATTCCAGAATGGGCAGACTCACAGTTGAACCCACGCTATTCAGGCGTGATCCAATAAGGAGAAAATCATGGCATCTATCAAAGACGTTTCATTGAAGGACCTTGGCAAGCAACACACTGGCATTCTTCACCCCATGCTTACCCATCGATTCATGATCCAGTACTCAGCAAAAGACCTGAATCACCTTCAAACCGAATGTATGACTCGCCAAACAACTAACTTTAAGACAAACTTCAAGAAGAGAGAAATCTCTTTTGATATTGAGCAGCCAATGCTGACTGATATGATTGAAGCGATCAACACCTTCGTGCTGAGCAGCGGCGTTCGCGTAACGATGTGTGCTATGGACGGAGCAGGCGGCGTTATATCTAAAACAGAGTTTGTTGGACAAGTGGTGTCTCACAGTTTTGATTTAGATTACGCAATTACCGGAGCTGCGAAGCACAGCATCACCGTAAAGTATGAAACCCTCTACGTGAATGAGTCTCTCACTAAATAGTGAGATAACCAAAAAGGAATAACATGCTTGTCCAATACACTCCCATTTCATCGCTCTCTTCAGAAGAGCTTGCTGCATTGAAGTCGGCTGTAGTAGGAATGACGCTGGAAGGTCGTTCACACTTCACGTTCAATGGCAAAACATTCAACATGTCCGAGCTCATCGCGCAGAAGCGTGTGTGGGAAAGTAACGGACGTGCTCCAGGCCAACCTCTTTTCGGGTAATCCATGAAAGTATTTGAAATTTTTACACTCGAAGCACCATTTGGAAAGAACTACAGGGTGAACTTCTCGTACAATGACCCTAAAGGTGGAATTGCGAGCGGGAATATCGTCATCAAGTCAGTTCACAATGGTGATCAAGCGAAGGACCTTGCTCTGAAGCAGTTGAGCAAGAAAAAATATGATGGCCTAAAGATCAAAAGTGCGACTCCTGTAAAGAAACTTGACGAGTCACGCCAACAAGGTGTCACGTACACTGAGAAGAAAGCCAAGGGCATGATCGACAAGGTCACCGCAACCTTGAGCGGCACGCAGTCCGCCAGCATGACCAAGCTTGCAAAGCGGTACGCCCGTCTTGAGGCATCCCTGAAGGCCATGAAAGAAAAGCATGATGAGCTGAACACTCGCCTGAAGAATGAGGTGCAGGACCTCTTCGAAGCCGAGGATGTCATCTACACCCGAGTAGTTGAGACAGCTCAGTTCACCCTCACGATGGCCAAGGAAATTCAGAAGGAGCCTGAGCAAAAGACAGAAATCGATTACGAGAAAATCATTGCTGCTCTGTCCATGTTGATTCCTGACGAGCTGCAAAGTAAGGTCGATCAAGTTGTGGCAAAGTACACAACCGTGTTAGAGGTTCCTGCTAAACCTCCAGTGAAGCGACTTTCAGTCTCCAAGGAAGTTGGTGCACCTCCAGTCGTTGAAGGCCTGCTTGACAACCTCAAGAAGAAGTTTGCGTCCTTCGTTGAAAGCATCCGCTCTTGGGGTGAACGCTACGACAAGAAGCTTGATCGTCTAAAGAAACAAGCTGGCATTCAGTGACGTACAACCTTTTAGAAATAGGTTAAAATAGCAAACATGAAAATACTTGAACTCCTCACTGAAGCAAGAGATTCCTTGGTCGGTCGGCAGGTCGCTGTTAAGTTTGAGCCTGCGGACGAAACTGAAGAAAAATGGTGGCTTGGTGAAATCACGTTAGATAACGGTAAAATAGTAGACGTTGATTACTACAATACCAAGTTCAACGATAAGGATTACGGTTTCAGATTCGACCGGAAGTACTTCATCAAGCCTTCCAAGTTTCACGCAAAGAGCTTTGCTCTGGTAAAACCTGGAACTAAAAAATCCGCTAAAGGTCTTGACAGCATCGACGACATCAGGATTGACTACGTTAAGTCAGAAAATCCAGTATCGACGAATCCACCAAAACCTACGAAAGCTCCCGCTAAGAAAGCTGAGCCAAAAACTAAACCACCAGAGGAACCAAGTGGTAAGAAGTTCAAACCATCTGCTGCTCAGCTTCGTGATCTTGAATTTTACGCTGAAGATGGTGATCGCATCGTTGCAGATGGGAAAACCATCTACGCAGGTTTTGGTAACCGTTCAGGTCTTCACAGCTACCTCCAAACTGCGTTGAACGATACCTTCAAGAAATGGCCAAATGCCAAGAAAAAGCTTGAAGCTGGAGAATTTAGCAAGATTGAAGTTCTTACGTTCCGGAACATTGACCGCGATCGTGGCCGTTGGATCGTCATTGAGACCTACAAAGCACCAAAGTGATGTACATTTTCCTTGATTAGATGTATAATTGAATCATCTAATCAAGGAGGACATCATGGAAGACTTTAAAGTTGGCGATAAAGTAAAATGGAAGGCAGCCGGAAAGGTTGCTCGCCTCGAAGGCAAAGCTGGTCAAATCGTGACAGGCGTCGTCACCTCCCTAGATCTGCTCCAGAGCGAAGGCATGATCTCGGTAATGGCAGATCATCGCAAAGTTCAAGGCGCGATGTTCTTTGAAATGGGATCGGTCGTCTTCGCCAAAGACCTGAAGCATGCCTGAACGGCTGATCGTACTTCAGGTCTGTGTCTGAGTCACAGTGTGTTACAATTACTCTATGACAATGACTTGGAGTAATTGTGACAACGATTTATCGTGTGAGTAGTCCAGAAAAGCTTCATCCTCTGGACCCGCTCAACGTTCTCCGCTTTTACCCTGACTTGACGAGGAAGCATTCTCGCATGATGCAGGACCGTCAAGACCTTATTCTCTACCTTGCAAGCATTCACCGTGCCGCCATCAAAGATGGGCGACCACTAGGGTTCTGTCGCATTCCTCTAAGGCTCATGTCACTTCGTGATTGGGTCTACGACTACCGCACCGTGTTCGACTACTTCTTTGAAGTGGTTCAGATGGGGTACAACTGCGGGCTCGACAACCACGAGATCAGTACGGTCATTCCAAAGAAATTGCCTGACGAGGTGATTGCACCGATCAAGGCACGTAAGCTCATGTACCTCCCGCCTCCGCTTCCAGCAGGTGGAGTGGTGTCGAAGGTATTCATTCACCAAGAACGCAAGGACGAAATCCTTGAACGCCTAACTGCATCAGGTCGTCTTGACCTCTACGCGCCAGTTGTGTGGCTGCTCACTCACCCCACATCTGAGGTCAACTTTTACTTTGCGCCTTCTGGGAAACTAAAGTTGCGAGACACGTCAGTTTGGCCTATCAATGCCGTGGAGACCTGGCCATCATGGCTTCGAGAGTCGCTCTTTGGTGAAGGCATTGATATCGAGTCAGCGTACACGCAGTTCCTCATGGAACATGTTCACGAGGCCTACGCGAACGACCCTCAGCACCTTCAAGTCTTCTTTCCAGACCTGCTTCGCTCACTGTCAGACAAGAAAGAATGGCGTAGAGAAATCTGCGTTGACATCCTCGGGCTGGACTACAACGACGATAACATCTCCATCGTCAAGAAAATTTGCATGAGCCTGGCCAATGGCTCAAAGATATCACCTGGCATTTTGATTGGACAAGGCAGCTACTCAGTCACGCGCGACATCATCATCAACGGAGTCGAGGATGTGACGCCAACTAACCTCATTCGAATTGGTGAACGACTGTCGAGCATCGCAAAGCAATACAGCCGAGCGAGGAAGATCGTTTGCATGGTGGAACTTGGAATCAACCCGTCAAGGGTGAACCAGAAGCAGGTGTTCTCGTCCTATTTTGAGTGGGAGAGAGAAGCGAGGTATAAGATTTGGGAAGCAGTTGGACGTCATGGGATCATGGTCCATGACGGGATAGATGGAATTCCTACGGAGTACCTACAAGATATTCCAAGTCTGGTGCACAACTTGAATATACGATTGACAAAATCATAAAGTAGTGTACATCTAGGTGACTTCTGTGTATAATGAATCTATCAACAAATACACTAGGAGTTAAACATGGCAAATAATGCAGATATTCTGGAACTGATCAACAAACTTGGTTTTATCGGCATTAAAGCCGATAAGGTCGCAGTTGTTCTGGGTATGGAACTGCATACGTTTAGCTTCAAGGGCTACGATGAGGCAGAAATTGAAAAGGTCCTCGGAAAGCCGTTTATGGAAGGTGTTCGCATTCTGTACAAAGTTGGTGAGGAAGGCACCATTAGTATTTCCAAACGGAACAAGACGGTCACCTATGCAGTTGGCCTGGAAATCTACAATCATGCAATGAGCCTGCCGCCTCACCACCCCAATGCCAAGTTTGTCAGGAAGAACTAGAACGAGTTGTTTACATCTAGTACGGCGCTGATATTGCTGACTGTGATGCTATGACCAGTATTATCTGTGATCACGCATTGCAATATTGCGCTCTTTGTCCAGGAAGCTAATTTGGTGTAAGTTATCGAGACATTACATGAAAAACTTGTTGCAAAGCTCAACACCAGGTTGTTAGGATTGCTGGTAAACGACCATGAATAGGTGTAACCACCCGATCCATTTGAGACAGTGACAGACGGAGAGCAAGTTGCCGTTCCACCGCTCGTATCCGATGGATAGGATGCATATGCATTGTTACCAGTAGCCGTCATTGGCGTGTACGTAGAAAATGTTTTACCACGTAGATCGCTCATACTAACCGCGCCTGACGCCTTGCCAGCCAATGAACGCACGGTAGATTCACCTAGTGAGGTCGAAGCACCTGGACCACGGCCCAGTTCTACTGAAACCTGCGACATGCTAATCGAGCCACTTGCTGGTAGAGTCATGGCATCGCCTTCAGTTGAAGGGTTCGAATTTCTGTAAATGTCTGCATACAGGTGAAGTAATCAATTGTAGAATTCGACCCGTTGCCAACTCTCTTTGGTTTGCACCTAGCGTCCCGGCGTTTAATCCATTCACGCTGCGCATCGCGTAACTTCTTCTGTCCATCCACGTCCAATCTTTCCATAGCCTTGTCGTATTCCTGATTTAGAGCAGAATCGGCTGCGGTGTAATCCCATAACGCGCACGCGTTCATTTCAATTTGACTTCCATCATACTTGCACGTTATCATGTCCTGTGCAAGTGCTGTACTTGAGAAAAATAAAAGAGCCATCAAGAGTTTCATAGCATTCCTTATTTAGCACCTAATGCTGTATTCCGTGCGCTGTGTTAAAATACAGGGTACGGTGATTTTGACGCAGCCTCTAGCCGCTTGTTGATGAACTCAACTGCCAGGTCTCGTTCAAGCGGGGACATGAGAAGTACCGAATCATATGACCATGCCCCACGAGAAAAGTATGAAATCTCGATTGCGGCTTTGAGCAGGTTTCTAGTATCTAATGCTAACGAGTTGATCATCTCGGCGATCCTGCTCCCATCGCCGAACATGATCATTCGGTGAAAAAAGAGATTGGGTTCAACGGCAGGTCTACAGCCATTTCCTGTCCACAGTCCTTGCACTTCAGCGTCACAGTTTGATCTGGACCCCATTCGTTTGTTTTCTCGATGGCATCCGTGATCTTATTTTGATATGGTGTCGTGATGCTTGAGACCCATTCCTCAATAAGTTTCTTGTCGGTAATACCATCAACTGACTCGATGAGGTTGACGAGGTTGAATACCACGTTTTTCTTGACGTCCTCTGCCGTGAACTCTTTCTTGCCAGTGTTCATCTGAAATAACTTGATCATGTGATCAAACTTGACTGGGTGAACCTTTACTACCTGCCCATTTGGAAGAGTGGTTTGGAACTGCTCCTCTGCAACTGTTGGATCAAGGAACCTGATCTTCTGTACCAGGTCCTCAATGTTCACCAGGTATGAGTGCTCCTTTGCATCCGCGCAGTCGTGCTTTACTCGAATTTCAAACTCTGGACCGTAGGTGACGAGGCGTAGGTAATACATGATCGCGTCGATGTCACGACCATACAACTCGGTTGGGTTCTTGATCTCTGGAATGCATTCCTTGAAGACCTGATTGATTGCCTTGCCGTTGAACAGCAGGTCAGGATTCTTTAGGGAAATCTCTGCCAAGGCTGACATTGGGTGAACGTGAACCTCGCCTTCTGTACCTGCTACTTCACCATTCTGATACAAGGCTCCACGTGAAGGAAGTTGAAAGGTCCTTCCTGGAAGTTTGATCTTTGCGAGCAGCGGATTCGATGCATTTTCCATATTCTCTCCATCTGATAAATATACCTTCATAAAGGCTATTTACACAATAGACAAAAACGCGACAGGGACACCTACAGGATGGCAGTAGAAGACGATATCCTCAAAACGCTCCAGCGAATTGAGCAAGCTCTGACAAGAGGCACCACGGTTGCTGGTCTTGGAAGGACGCCAACTGCCCCTGCTGCAGCAGGAACACGTCGCACTGGTGCTGATGCAAACACTGATCGTACAAATGCGAACGCCGCCAAGAAGATGGAGAACGCGGCAAATCGCAGTCTAGATGCTGCCAATAAAACACTTGACGCAGCAAAGAGATTCCAATCAGCTGCTGATCGTCTCATGGCTGCAACAACACGTCGTGGACGTGCTCAGCAGACCCGTGAAGAGGAACCACCTCGATCCTTCCGTGCAGTTGCAGCCGAGGTTGATTCACTTGGTGAATCAACCAGCACACTGAATCGAAGCTTCATCGGGCTGTCAAAAACCGTTTACAACACCCGCGCTAACTTCATCGAGATGAACCGCTCGATGAGGGCGTATACTCGATCTGCACCCACTGCACGTGTCACTGGTGGTCAGGAGACGGTGCCTGAAGGAGCAGATGCTGCACCGTTGCCGCAGTCCTTCTGGGACCGGATGGCAAATCTGTTTAATCCTCGTCCTACTCCAGTTAATCGTACAGAGGCGCCCGCAACACCGCCTCCCCCACCAACACCGCCTGCACGTCCAAGTGAAGATGGCCTTGGCGGTCGTGAACGTCGTGGCTTCTTAAGCAGCTTAACTGACCTCATTAGAGGAGCACGTGGTGGCGGGGCAGGCGGCCCGCCATCAAGTGGCGGGCCTGGGCCTGTTGGAGGTGGTGGAAATCGTGGTATTATCACCCTCATTCGGCTTCTTGGCGGAGGTGGTGGGGGCGGAAGTAGTTCTGTAAATGGATCACTGACTGCCCTCATAGGCAGGTCAAACTTTGCGGCGCTTGCAGTTTTCAATTTTGGCCGTGAGTTAAGTGCAGCGATTGGCCCTCTGATCAAGGACATCCTGTACCTCCACTCAGTAGGTATCCAGGCGTCGTCAGCGCTTGGTGGTCTGTACATTGATGCAGCTCGTTCTGGGCTTTCACTTCAAGAATACACGAAGATTCTCCAAGACGCCAGCCCAGCAGTGACCCGCGTTGGGTCAATGGCCGAGTTCAACGATCAACTTCAAAAGTCGCGCGACCAACTTGAGAATCTTGGCATCTTTGGTGCTGAGGCAACGAAGCTGTCTGCTACACTCGCTAACTCTGCAACCACCCTTGGTGTTCCACAAGAGCAGCTAGCTGATGCAACGAAGGCGCAGATAACTACGTTCGAGCACCTTCGTAAGACATCGCTCCTGACAGCAGAAGGATTTCAACGTCTCACAGAAGATCTGATGTCAACTCAAGAGGTTCAATCTGAACTTCTTGGTCTTGCACCTCAGGAACGCGCAAGCCGACTCGATCAGCTCGCTCAAACGAGAAGCATCGGGTTGGAGATGGGCTCGACGGCCGCCGCATCTGATGCGCTTGGAAAAGCGCTGATTGCTCAGCGTGACCTAACCGTTCCAAAGCGCTTCGAAGCTCGATCACGTCTTCTTCAAGCTGGTGCTGTTCTTGGCCAAGATGCTGGAAGCACCGCTGAGCTTGCAAATCTGATGTTCAAGCGAAACAGAACAGATGATGAAAACCGTCGTTTTGCCCAATTAAGCGGTGAACTTGAAGCTCTTCGTCAAAATGCACTCAATGATGAAGGCAACTTCGGCCGTCAGAACATTGCTGAACAGATTGGTGAAGGCTTCCAATCAGCTGGCATCTTTCAAGCAATTCAGGCATCAGGCAACGTTGCACTGACGGCCCAATCTGGCCAGGCTGGAGTAAACAAGGACTTTGCACAGGGAACTAGTGATCTTCTTAAGGCTACTGGTCGGCTAAATTCTTGGCTTGACGGTCTCCGTGCAAATCCACTTGTGACAGCAATCTCAGCTGCAGTAGGTTCTGCTTTTGCCACGCTTGGGATTGGACGTCTCATTTCTGCTGTAGCTGGTGGTCGAGGACTTGGTGGTCTTGGCAGAATCTTTAATGGTCGCCCACGTGGTCCACGCCCAACACCACCAGGATTTGTAGGACCACCTACACCATCTCCTCTTGATATGGCAGGAGGTGGTCCTACAATTAGCCGAAGCCGTCAAGCTCTTCGCGCAGTGACCCGTGTTCTAGGAGAAGGATATGACGCAATTCGTCAAATGACCTCATGGTCAAATCTTCTTCCAAAGATTCGTGCAATTGGAACAGGTATTGCAACAGGAGCAACATTCCTCTGGAATGGAGTGACAGCTGCATTTAATACCGTCCGTGAAGTAGGCCGCTTCATCAATGGTGTAGGTTTCGACATTCTAAAATCAATAGCTACCTCAATTAGCAACGCACTTGGATCACTTCGTTCTCTTGGCCCAGCGATCTTTAATGGGCTCAAGACGTTCTTTACAACGACCGTCGCTGACGGATTCACAGCTGTAGTGGAATGGGTAAAGAGCGCAGGCAGCCTTCGTGGCGTGGTATCAGGACTCTGGACATCCATCAAGGGGTTCTTTTCAACATCGCTTTCTGGCGCCCTTGGAGGAGCTATAGATTTTGTTGAGCGCGACGGGCTTCGCGCTTTAGCTGGTCCAATGATGACTGGCATGAAGACCATCTTTGGCGGCATTATTGGTTTCCTTGGAGATATTTCAGGCATCAACGCCCTCATCGGCGGCTTCATGGAGATGTTTACTGGAAACCTCAACGCGGCATTAAATGACACGACTAATTCAACGTGGTTTGGAAATGGTGTCCTAGGGTTTGCCAATAAATTGGTTGACAAGATCATTGGCATTGTCATGGGTGCTCTACGTGGAATTGGGTCAGGTATCGCAGATGTCGGTGACCTGCTCATTGGCGCATGGAACCTTACATTTGGCAAGCTGTTCAAGGGACTTGAGATTGATTTTGGTGGCTCACTTGCCAACCTGTTCGACCGGCTTTGGGCAATGGCCACAATTGGTTTCAAGAAAGCTGAGGTAGCTGTTCTTAGGAAGTTAGGATTTGACACCTGGGCAGATAGCGTTGAGAAGGACATTGGTGTCGCTCAAAAGTCCCTTGATGAACTCAGAAAAGATGGCTCAAAAACTCTTGGCGATATTGGATCAGAAAACCGTGAACTGATTGCACAGCAGAAGGATGCAGCTGACAAGACGAAGGACAGTGTCAAAACTGCTACGACGAATGTCAAGGCATCTGCAAGTGTCATCTCTGACACGAAGGACTTGACAGGCATGCTGCTTGGTCAAGCAGCTACAATTAAAGGGGCGGATACAGCTGCGGCACAGGCAACCCAAGCGGCGGCTGAGACTAAACCTGCTCCAACTGATACAACCACTGCAGCGGCACCTACTCCTACTCCTACGCCACCTGCACCAGTCCAAGCAACGACGGCTGTTACCACGCCTCCAGTCACGCCACCACAGCCAGTCACGCCGGCACAGGTACCTCCACCAGCGCCAACGCCTGTTCCTGCACCACAGCCGGTAATCGCAATGCCAGGTCAAATTACTAGAAATGGCATCATTGACCCAACAGTAAATAATCCAACAGATGTTACGGTGCCTCAGCAACCGCCTGCTGCTCCAGCTCCTGCGACACCAGGAACTGCTGTGGCAACGCCAATGGACACGCTCATTGCACAAGTTTCTGCAATGAACTCCTTGCTTTCTCAAATTCTTTCGGCTGAACAAGCACAAGCTGCAGGTATTGATGGTCTTAATCGTGCTGTTGGACGCCCAACATTCTCGGATAATGAGCAAGCTTTCAAGCTGTTCAATAGAATATAAGGAAACATGAGCCAGCTCACCAATTTTTGGAGGATCATTACTCCAGCATCCAGAAAACAGCTGTACACGACGCTGTCTGTTGATGCGTATGATCCTCGAACCACGGACATGTCCTCGATGACGTCTGTCCAATGGTACTCACAGGTGCTTCGCGGACTAGGAAGTCGTCAAGCATCCTACAAGCAGTACGATGCAATGGATGCAGACATTGATATCGCTAGGTCACTTGACATTATCGCTGAAGAGATGTCGGGCAAGGATGAAAAGACCGACCTACCATTTGAGATTGTTTATCAAAAAGAAGATAATCAAGATGTAAGCGACACCACTGCGGTAACTCTTCGTCAAGCTGTTCGTCAATGGTCCAACACTCAGGAGTTCAATAAGCGAATCTTCTCTATTGCTCGATGCATGGTGAAGTACGGTGATTGCTTCTTTCGAAAACTGTCTGACACCAAGAAATGGACATATGTTGATCCGTCCCTAATTCATGGAATTGAGATTGATCAGCTTGGAAACAAAGTAGCGTATCACATCAAACGCCCAGGCAATAGCACCAACTACGGTATCAAGAATGAAACGCTAGACATCGTGCCAGCGGCAGCGATGATTCACTTCACCTTGTCTGATGACATGGGCTACTCAGCACCATTTGGCGAATCAGTTCTTAGACCAATTCACCGCGTCTATCGTCAGCTCGCTATGCTTGAAGATGCGGTCATCATTTACCGTATCGTTCGTGCTCCTGAACGCCGTGTCTTCTATGTTGATGTTGGTAACATGCCACCTCAACGCGTGAAGCAGTACCTTGAACAAGTCAAGAATGAGATGCGCCAAAAGCGCTCACCTGGCGTCGCAGGTGGCAAAGAGATCGTCGATGGTCACTACGATGCCACGTCCATTCAAGAGGACATGTTCTTCCCAGTTACTGCTGCTGGTCGTGGCTCACGCGTTGAGACCCTTCCAGGTGGTACTGAGGACTTCGGTACTGGACTGATCAAACTTTTCCAGGATAAAATCTTTCGCGGTCTCCGTATTCCTACTTCCTACATGACAGGAACTGATGGCGCTGGAGCCCAGTATAACGATGGTAAGGTAGGTATTGCCTACATCGAGGAACTTCGCTTCGCTCAGTTCATCCGTCGTCTGCAGGACCGTCTCGATGAAATCTTTGATGCTGAGTTCAAGATTTACCTGAAGGTTGTTGGCCTAAAGATCGATGACGAGATCTTCAAGATCAAGCTGCCTGACCCAGCTAACTTCGCCCTATATCGTCAAGCAGCTCTTGACGCTGACCTAATCGGTTCATACAACAACATTGCTGCAGAGAAAACTCTGTCACGTCGTTTCATCCTTAAGCGCTACCTTGGTTTGACCGATGATGAGCTGCAGATGAACGAAGCAATGCTCAAGGAAGAACGCGGCATTCAAGAGAACGCGAACATTCCACCGATTCAGCAGATGTATGACCCTGCAGTATACGATAACCGTGAAGCTCTCACTGTTGACGCGGCTCCTGCTGGAGATAGCAGCGATGTTACTGGAGGCGAGGACATGGGCGGTGGTGAAGAGGAGGGTGGATTCTTCTCAGGTGGTGGAGGAGGTGAAGAGGAGCCTGAAGGTGGCGGAGCTACAGCACCTGAGCCAGCCGCTCCAGAAACAGGCGCCGGCGCAGCTCCGGTTACAACCTGATATAAATATAGGACAGTATCATAATAAAAGGACACCAAATGAAGCACCAACTTCTCTCAGAGCACCTCAATCCAGTAGTAGCTTCACTTCGTGAACAACGCACATCAACAGGTGACATCTACCTGAACGGCATTATGATGCAGGCAGCTCTCAAGAACGGCAATGGCCGTGAATACCCTCTTGAGGAAATCAGCCGTGCAGTTGATGAAGCTGCCAAGCGCATTGCCGAAGGTCACTACATCCTTGGTGAGCTGAACCACCCAGACGTTCTCTCCATCAACCTTGCCAACGTATCTCACGCCATCACAGAAGTTCGCATGGACGGGAACAACGCAGTCGGCAAGATGAAGCTCCTCAACACTCCATCTGGCAACATCGCAAAAGGTTTGATCGAAGGTGGTGTTCGTCTGGGTGTTTCTTCCCGTGGTACCGGTAATGTCAATGAATCTGGCAAGGTATCGGACTTTGCATTTGTGACCGTAGATATCGTGTCGCAACCTTCTGCGCCTGATGCCTATCCAAATGTTGTACAAGAAGCGTTGAACAACAACAAGGTTTTGTCGCTGGCTGAGGCACTGGTCCATGATCCAAAAGCACAAGGCTATTTCAAGAAAGAAATGAAGGCCTTCCTCGAATCCCTGACCAAAGGAAAGAAATAATGCTCACACTCAATGAAGCTCTCAAGATCGCTGGTCTCCCGCTCAAAGAAGAAAAAAGCCACAAGTTTATCATTGTGGATGAGGGCCATTGGGATGATGAAGATGACAATGGTGTTGGATATTCTGACCTTGACATTTATGTCGTATCAGATTCAGAGCTAGCAACTATCAAGGGCGCAAATGATCTTGATAACGCTTCAGCGAAGGTTCACACTCGTTTAGCAGACGCGCTGCGCAGCGGAAAGATTGGTAAGAAGAGTGGTAAAGGCAGGATTAGCAATCCTGACCCTGATACGGGTTCTGAAGGTGTTGTGGGACCACGCGGCGTTACTCTTATTTTCCCGGAGTTGTAATGCTAACGCTAAATGAAGCACTCAAAATTGCAGGCCTACCTATCAAGGAAGCAAAAGGCACTTCAAAAGCGCAATTGATTGCAGCTTTGAAAAAGGATACGTGGGAAAAATGGGAAGGCTGGGATGATGAAGAACCCCATGACCTCATGATGACCTCAAGTAATGATGAGCCATTTGATCTTTCTATTGAAGAAGGTGACACAGGGCTAACAGTTTCTCTGGGCATGGAAGAACGTTACAAAACGGTAAATTACCCAAAGACAATGTCAGCAGAAGAAATGGCAAAAGACATTTATGAGCTGACACTAAATGTTAAAAAGTGGCGCAAGGCATGATCACCCTTAATGAAGCCCTCAAGATTGCTGGCCTTCCACCACGCGAGGATTTACTTGAAGGTCTCAACATGACCAAGGCAACTGTTGTCAAGCTGACATCAGGCGATGGAGGTGTTGAGCTTCAAGGTGATGTCTTCGGTATTCGCAATGACAATGAGGTTGTCGAATTCATGCTAACTGCGATGGGTGTTCCACGTGATGGCCTTGCAATCAAGATTCGTTCGGGCTTCATGCAGTACGACAATCGTAGCAAGATGCTGTTCATCGCACGCTATAAGAGCGATCTTCCAAACAATCGATCGGAGAAATAATGCTTACCATTAACGAAGCTCTAAAATATGCTGGACTTACGCCGAAGCCTGAAGCTAAACAGCTGATGGAAGGTTCACTGCGTTCAGCTCAGTCTAAAGGAAAATCAATGGCCAAGGAGTTCATTGGTGGTCCTATTCGAATGGTCATGTCTGCAGATCTTGGTGGTAGCGACGATGAGACTGAAGTTAATCAGTTCGCAAAGCTTGCAAAAGGCAAACCTGTCAAGACTGAAACCATTGAGGTGACGTCTGGTGACGAAGAAGGCACCACTGTAACCTTGAATTTCTATGACAAGAATGGCGTGAAGTTTGTTGAAGAGACCGTGGAAGAGGGTGGTCCTTCACAAAGTGGTCATGTATTCTATGTCGCAAAAACCAAAGCATAAAATCACTCCCGACGATTGATAAATAATTGCATCATAACCCAGATAGGAGACGCTATGGACCACGCAGAAGCGCTAAAAACAATGTTGCAGGACATCATCAATGATCGTACAGAACAGGCAGAAGCCGTGATGCATGATTACTTCGTGTCAAAGACCCGTGAAGTTGCCGGGCTAAGCTCACCTGTGATCGATGATGATAATGATATTGATCCGGATACTGGAGATGACGAGTAATCGTCAGATGAGTACAAAAAGGCGGCAAAATGCTTGGATTTTTGCCGCTTTTTCATGCATCTCCCTATATAATAGATGATGCATTTGAGTTCATGATGTGAAATAAAACATCACCTCACAGATTCCAAGTAGCATGTTATCGAACATGTGATACCCATCAACCAACAAAGGAGAAACGCATGGACGAAATTCTGAATAAGTTGCTTCAGTCCGAGCTCCTCAGCGAAGAAACAAAAGCTGAAATCTCCGAGCAATGGACCGCGTCCGTTGAAGCTTTCAAAGCGCAAGTGCGCGAAGAGGTTTCCGGTGAAGTACGTTCAGAGCTCGCTGAGCAGTGGATCACCGAACGCGACGAACTCATCACTAAGGTTGATGGATTTGTCGCTGAGGCACTGACAAAGGAGATTGAGGAACTCAAAGGCGACATCGAGCGCTTCCGCGATCTTGAAGCTGAATATGCAGAAAAGCTTGTAGAAGAAAAGCACAAACTGGCTGGTGAAGTTGCAGCCGAGCTTGACAGCCTCGTCGACAAGATCGACGCATTCTTTGAAATGCGCCTGTCTGCCGAGATGGAAGAACTCAAAGAAGACCTCGAAATCGTCAAACAAAACGACTTTGGTCGCAAGATGTTTGAGGCATTTGCTTCAACCTACGCGAAACACTACGTAGATGAAGATGCCATCCAATCTAAGCTCGTAGTTGCAGAAAACAAACTTGCAGATGCCGAAGCTGAGCTTGCACGTCTTGAAGAAGAACGCAACAACATGATTCGTGAAGCGAAGATGGAGCAGATCCTCTCGCCACTTACGGGTAAGAAGCGTGAGCAGATGGCAATGGTCCTCAAGAACGTTGACACCTCCCGTCTCGAAGAAAGCTACAAATTCTTTATCGGTCGTATTCTGAAGGAAGATGAGCAGCCAGCAACACCAGCTGCAAAGCCTCTGAATGAAAACAACCAAGCCCCGACCCCTAACAAGGTGGTCACAGGTGAACCACCAGCAGCTCCATCGAAGCAGGTTGACCAACTTGCCGAAATGAAACGCCTCGCAGGTCTTAAGTAATCTGCCATCCAACAAGGAGAAAATAATGCAACTGATTGAAAACTGGCAAACCACCAAAGAGGCACTGCTCGAAGGCCTCGAAGGATCTAAGCGTCAAATCGTCGCTACTCTGATGGAGAATCAGAAGAACCTGCTCGAAACCGCACCAGCAAACGCGGTCGTTTCGGCAGACGTCGCTACTTTCCAGAAGATCATGATCCCAATGATCCGCCGTATCATCCCAGGTACCATCGGCGGTGAACTGGTTGGTGTTCAGCCAATGACAGGACCAACCGGTCTGATCTATACGCTGCGTTTCGCATTCGCTGAACGCGCAGATGCACCAGGAACCCTGCACGACATCAACCCAGGCGATGAAGCTTTCATCTACAATGGTAAGATGAAGCGCTTCTACTCGACAGCCGCTGCTGGCACGGGTACAACTGATCTGGATGGTGGACGTCCAGGCGATGGTCAGCCAGTCACCTATCCACCACAGCTCGCATCCTCGATCACCGACGGCTTTGCCGCTCGTACCGAGGACTATGAAGGCTACGGCGGCCGTTCAATGCGTCTCTCCATGATGAAGCAGTCGGTTACCGTTGGTACCCGTAAGCTTCAAGCTCGTTGGACCATGGAAGCAGCGCAGGACATGCAGGCAACTCACGGTATCGACATCGAGTCCGAACTGACCGCAGCACTCGCAGCAACCATCGCTCACGAAATCGACAACGAAATCCTGACCGACCTGCTGGCTCTGGCTTCGACGACTGCAACGTTCGACTTTGCAGCTCCAAACCCAGGTTACAACCCAACCTACATTGGTGACCGTTACGCTGAACTCGGCGTTCTGATCAACAAGATGGCAAACGAGATTGGTGCTCGCACCAAGCGTGGTCCAGGTAACTGGATGGTTGGTGGCCACCTGATCACCTCGATCCTCCAGTCTGGTTCCCGCTCGGTCTTTGCACCAGCAATCTCGGGTACCTTCGCTGACCCAACGGGTAACCGCCTGGTCGGTACCCTGAACGGCGCGATCAAGGTCTACACCTACAACTGGGGTCTGAACGACAACTACGACCTGCTCGCAGGTGACAACAACGCAGCAGGCGCCAACGGTGAGGACATCCTCCTGGGTTACAAAGGCGGCGCTTCGGAACTGGATGCAGGTTACTTCTACTGCCCATACATCCCTCTGATGTCGACCGGTATCGTGATGGACGCGAACACCTTTATGCCTGCTGTCTCGCTCAGCACTCGTTATGGTAAAGCTACCTTCACCAATCAGCAGACTTCCTTCGGTAACTCAGCTGATTACTATGCGCGGATCTTGGTGAAGAACGTAGCATTCTCCTAATAGGAGATCAAAGCCGGCGTCAAGACCGGCACGAATCAACGAAAAAGCCTGCCTTGTGCAGGCTTTTTTATGACCTGAATAAGGGGTAACTCTACAGACTATTACGCCCTCCATGTGTTATAATGATCCTACGTACAAATGGGCCAACGCTTTGCTGTTGCTTATAATGACTCATCGGCTAATTCCGGCCGTATTCTGGAGTCATTATGAAAGTCCATACCAGAGAATGTCCTCAATGCGGAAGTATTATCGAAGGTACCCGCACCCGTTCGGAAATCTGCAGGTCCTGCGATAACGAAAATCGCCTCAAATCAAAGTTTGCCGAAGATAAGATTATCCTAGAAAGCTTAGGATATACTAATGTCAAAAATCCTGAACTTAATAAATTCAAACAAAGGACATGGACATTTACCCATTCGTGTGGTAAAGAGCAAACATGGACCTTCAACAATTTGCAAACGCGATTAAAGAAGAATAATGGCATTCCTCCTTGTTCATTTTGCAAGGGGAAATAATGAGCGCCGCAAAACAACGAATCTGTCAATCGTGTGGTACAATAGAAATGACAGCATCAAAAGCTCCGTGCTGCGCAAAATGCTTCGTTGAACAAAAGCAAAAGACGAAACGTGCAGAAGAGCATGCATTTATCGAAAGCTTTGGTTATTCTAACGTTCATCAAGTTGGATATAGTTCTCAAGGTAAGCCTCAATGGAAGTTTACGCACGAATGTGGAACTGAGCAAGTCTGGGTCTTCAACAATTTCCTAACTCGCGCAAAAGCTGATCCTAACACCGCGCCTTGTTCAAAGTGCGGTGGGAAAAGAAGGATGGACTCTGCCATGCAAGCATTCATCGCAAAGTATGGCATAACCGAAGAGCAAATGATACAATATGAACGTTACTCGAAAAAGGTGCGTCATTTGTCGGACAAGGTCTACAAACTTCATGAGCAAGAAATCAATCCTCTTGGACTGAAGCGCGGCATGTATGATTACCACCTTGACCATATCATGCCAATCATTCAAGGCTTCAAACAAGGTTTGGCACCAGAATTCATGGCACGCAAGGAAAACTTGCAGATGCTTCCAGCGAAAGACAATTTAAGTAAGGCACGAAAATGATCTGCACTTCCCCATGTTTCCCAAGATGCTCGAACGAAGCAACGACTGAGCTGCTCTCCCTGAACGGTGCCCACCTCGGTTTCAACTGCGATGAGCACATCAAGCCATTGCGGTTCGAGAAGGTCGTCGTGCATGGCCAGGTACTCAACCCAGAGTACAAGAAAGTGGAGCTGAAATGAGAATACGCATGCATAGCGGTGGTTATTTCGAATCACATGATACTGAGGAAAGGATAATCCCAACTATGGACGCGGTGAAGGATTATCTAATTCGTCATGGCTGGCCCGAAGCAGCCACTTCACCCATCACGGTTAGTCTATGCCATGCGGAGTTCAAACATGGCTGGAATAGACATTATATCGTCAAGGTGCATGGTGTTGGGAATGCAGCTTTCACAGATGAAGCTTTAAAAGGATAGGTTCCTTTGTGTACATTCAGCCCGACCAATTGTATAATGGTGTTAGGTCAACTAGAGTGAGAGGGCTATCATGTCGCACAATGGAAGTGGAATTCATAAACGTGGTTTCGCCAGCATGCCCAAGGAGCAGGTCGTGAGGATCGCCTCGTCTGGTGGTAAGGCGGCCCAGGAGCAAGGGCGGGCACACAGGTTCACGTCGGCAGAAGCCAGCATTGCCGGTAAGAAGGGCGCAGAAGTTCGCAAGGCCAAGAAACTGGCGGAACTCGTG